CATTTTCAGCAAGTAATGTAGTAGGATCAGGAATTGATGATCCAACTGCACCAGTTCCAGAAGCAACAATATCAGCATCTATAAATGGTACTGCAGGAGATATAGTGTGTGTATGAGGATTAGGAGATAGAGCAGTGGTAGCTGTAGTACCTGGATGTGCATGAGAAGGTAACTGTCCAATAGTTAATGTAACATTATTTTGACCTAATGGTGTGTTTAAAGCATAAGTAGGATTACCTAATGCTGGATCAACTTGAGGAGTATATGCTCCTCCACCAGGAACCACTGTAACTCCAACACCAACTCTACCTCTTTTATCTGGTGTACCATTTAATCCATTACAAAGATATATATTTGCCCAATCACCAATTCCTACTCCTGTAGAAGAGAAGTTACCTAATGGTCCATAATATTCAACTACTGAAAAAGGAACCATTCTGTTACTAATTGCATTAACTCCACCTGAATGAATAATTAAATAGTTAGCAATATAAGCATCTAACTCAGCACCATTACTTGAATATTGTGTATGGAGCTCTAAAGTGAGGGCAGCTAAGTTAACTTGCACTTGACATAGTGTAGTTATAACAGCTTGTACAATAGCATGTGTATCTGAAGATGATGTAACACCTGTCAAACATTCAATTGTATAAGGTCCATTTAATAAAATAAGTTCTGAATCAATAATATTAATTTGTTGTTGAAGAGTACAAGCAGCTTGTATAAGAGCTTTTGATATATCTACAATTGATAAATCCCCACAAGTAGGAAGATAAGTTTGTACAAGAGTACATACATTTATATTACCTAGATCTATTTTTATTCCTGTACCATCTAATGTAGATGTAAGGAATGTAATAAGAGCTTGTTCTACAAAAGATAGAGAATCACCAGTTTGGATTCCTAGGACAGGAACATCTATTCCTGTATATTTAATACATCTGTCAGAGACAATCTCTGTACATCCGTTATAACAATTTGAGCAATTGGACATATTATTTTATTTTAAAAGGTTTAATATCTATTATAGTTTTACAAATCTTGCATATACAGATCTTTGGTTAGTATCATTATTTGAATTTCCCCAACTAAGCCATCCATCAATTGTAAATATCATAGTAGAAGCATAGTTTAGAGCTATTGGATTTGCATAACCATGCTCTTCTTCATATCCAGGATTAATAAAATAAATAATATTATTTATATCATCATAAGCAGTTGTTCCATATCCTTGGATATTTAAACCTGTTTCTCCTGCAGTAGCTTGATTTGTCCAATNTGNTTGTATCCAAATTCCTGGATCAGCAACATATCTATTACAATTAGGTGNGTATGGATTACAAATAATTGCTAGAAAATATACATCACTTGATGTTAACATTCTCCATCCTGGAGGTGCCAATGCATTTATTGCAGGCTGATTATATAAAAGTCCTCTATATGCTTCAGCTGGATCAAAGTTCCAATATAAATAACAAGGTGTATTAGCAACATCATGAATATTATATTCAGCTAAATTAGATGCAAGTGGTATAGAAGTTCCATCACCTAAAATTGTAAGTGTTGAATTTGTATTTGTTACTATAAGTCCACAAACATCTACTGATGGTAAAACCATAGCAGTAGTAGTAGTTGTTGTGGTAGGTGCAGCAGTTGTTGTAGAACTAGTTGTTGTAGAACTAGTACTAGAACTAGTAGTTGTAGTTGTAGTTTCCTCAACAGCAGATCCATCAAACATACAATCTATTGCTAATGTAGTAGTAGTTGTAGTTGTTGAACTAGAGCTTGTAGTAGTAGTAGTTGGAGGTAGAGTGGTACTAGTTGTTGTTGTAGTACACTCATCTGTATTTATCACTACAATATTTGGTGACACATTAAGAGATACTATTGTACTTATACAAATACTAGATAATCCTTGTAAAACTATTGTTTGTGGTTCTCCTGTATTACAATTACCAATCAAGAATGATTCTGCAGAATTTGCAGTGTTATATAATATAAATGATTGACAACCCATCATTGCAGTGGTTGTACTTGTTGTTGTAGGATTAGCTACTATATCAATCTCACAAGGAATTTCTAAACAAGGTTCTGGTGTATTACATCTACTAACACAACCTGCTGTAATACGTATAACTCTGCTAGCTATCATAGCTACAGAGTATTCATGCACATAATTAGGATTACAATACTTATGAGTTAGTATCCTTTTATATGCTATTAATTGAAGTATCTCACCAGCAGGTATAGGTTGATTCAACATATATGAAATGTTGTTATACAAACTATTACCAAGCTCTGCTAACTTGCAATTTATTTTTTTAAGTAAATCAGGAATGTTAGAACACTCAGGGCAATTTGTTAATCTTGGTGATAACATAATAGCAATTTATTTATTTATTTACTTTAGCAGCACATGCTGCACACACTCCGTTTGTCAATTGACAACCGCACCCTACATTAGCTCCACAGCTTGAACATTGTGCCATAATTAATAAAAGTTTATTTGGTAGTTGTTACCTGAACAACCACAGTTGGATTTAAGAAAACTGTTTAACATATTATCTGCCTGAGCATATAATGTATTTGATTCAAATTCTGCACAGTTATTAGCTGCTGCAATAGCTCCTTGAATAAAGAAGTTGATTGTATTTAATGTTACGCTAGATTGAGTTTTAAGGGCCCTATCGCACTCCATCATATTTAATTGAAGAAAAGCATTGTCGAACTTCTCTTGAAGTCTCTCAACACGTAATATTGTTCTCTCTACATAATTTGCATATGCAGGAGCAACTGAATATTTTAATCTATACACTCCATCAGGAAGAGGTTGATTACAACCAATTTCTGTTATCCCTAAATTAGATGATGTAAATACATTGATTTCATTAGGAACAAAAGGTAATATCTTTGTTCCAAATCCTGGTATTTCAATCTCAATAGATGGTGCTGAGACCACTGGAGGATTGGTAGGATATACAGAAGCATCTGCAACACCAATTGTAAGTACACTATAAGTAGGAACTACTAATATATCTAATTGTAAGTTTGCCATGTTTTTTTAATAAATATGCCAGAGGAATATGAGTGTATCCTCTTTCCCCTGGCATAGGTTATTTAATAATATTTTACTTCTTCTTAGTCTTAAGGGATAAGAGTAGAAGTTGTAGTAGTAGTAGATGCAGGAGCACTAGATGTAGTGGTTGTAGTTGTAATACAAGCATTGTTATCTATTACAGTTCCTAAAGCAGCAACTAACACATCTTCGATATCTGCAGCAATTGTAGCACCACCTGTTTGTGAAGCAGCATTTGGAGCAGCAATAATTACAGTAGAATCTTCTTGAATGTAATCACCCCATTGATATGCAGATTTATCATACTCATTGAATTTGATATAATACGTATCATAAGTAGCACCACCAGATACCCAAGACTCAAAGTTCTCATTGTAACCGTTCATTCTGTAAAGGTGTTTCAAGTAACCAGCTTGGTAGCTGTAGAAGTTTTTCTCTAATTGAGCAATTTCTGCAGTTTGTCCTGTAGCATAAGAAGCACGTTGTGTGATAATAGGTTGTGCAACAAAGTTACAAGCATCTGCAACAATAAAGTCAGCAGTAGTAGCTGGACCAGCATATACAAACGTTCTGAAAGACATTCTGTCATATTCAAAAGGGAACGCAGCTACATCACAAGGTTGTCCATAGATAGTCAATGGTTTTCCTGTAATACGTAAGATAGTTCCACCTACATTTTCAAATGTATAGAATGTAGAGAAAGAAATGTTGTCAGGGTTGTTTCCTGGAGCTTTCAAGTTTAATTGATAAATCAATTCATCAATTATAACAGATGTAGATACATCAGCACATGGATTACTATCACAGTTACAACAAGGAGCTTGTATAGTTACTGAACGAGTGAAACCATTAAAATACAATGTATCAATGTAAGAAGAGTGTGCACGCAAAGTTAAAGTGATAACTTCTCCACATTGTACAGTGAAATCAGTTACATCAGTAATTTGGTTAGCAGCAGTTGGACATCCTGATACTTTGTACCATTCAGTTACATTAGATTTACAAGAAGATCCTGATGGGCATCCAGAGATTTTATCAGATCTTTTAGATCCTTGTAAATAAGTGTTTGTTCTACCTTGAGCAACGTAGAAATAAGGAAAATTAGCAATTGTAGTATTATCTACTGTTGCATACAAATTGTTAAAAATCCCAACTTGTCCTGCAGTCAAGTTTTGTGTTGAACCAGAGCTAGGGAGTGCAGCTTGCCCTACTGGAACCACGAAGAGCGTGGTTAATGAAAAATCAGCCATTTTTATTTATTTAAATGTTAATAAAATTTATTCGTTTGTTTGTATTCTGAACTGTGCACTTTGTACTGCAGCAGCATTTTCAGTATACATTGCTAGATTTTGAACTGTTAAATCTAATAGCTCATCTTCTAAATATGTTTCTAATTCACAATCAGCATCATAAGATGGTAAACCATCTAACATTATATATCCTGTTTTATTAATATATACTGGATATCTCATATACATTATCTGTATATTTTTAGGAGTAAAAGTTCCATCTGTAAAAACAGATATCTCATCAGAAGAAAGAAAGTTAAATGTTTCTTGATATTCAAATGAAGGTCTGTAATGATCATTATTTAATATGAACTGAAGATCACCATGTTTTGCAAGGTCTCTATTGATCCATATCTTTCTATCTTTACATCTACCTTTATCTGCTAATATATATGAATCTACATAGAACATATATTTTGGTTCAAGTAAATGAACATTTGCAGACCATTGATTCAAATTAGCATCTTCTAAATGTAAAGGAAGAGGTTGATGATTATAATTTAGTACTAGACTTTGTAAGTCTTCATACCGTTTCTTAAATGAATCTTGTCCTAATCCACTAGCAACACTAATACCATCTACCTTTTGTTTTATCAATTTGATTTGAGCTTCATTCAAAGCCAATATCTTATCTTCTAATTGAATCTGTTGATGAGCATTAGTTGATAGTTTATTTAGTTTCTGATCGATCTTGTATAATAAACTATCTACTGGTATCATATGCTTTTATATTTTTAAACTAGCCTCTTATACAGAAGCTAGTTTTTTAGTTTTCAATTTACCTTCTAATGTTAATAACTCATCTTGGTTATCATCATCAGCTAGGAATTTAATTAAATCATCTTCATCTTTAGCTATTTCATATTCTCCTTCATAAACCTTACCATTAGGTTTGATTCTATATATTGAGTGAGCTACAGCTTGTTTTACTAAATCTTTTATATGGAGTAAAGCTTCTTTCATATCTGCAAATCTATTGAACACTTCAACTGGATTCATTCCTGAATATTTACCATTCTTGAATTCTGTTTGTTTCAATACATTATCTACTAAGTTATAAACAACTTCTTCTTTTGTTTCTTCTGTTACTGGAAGACCTAAAAGTCTTGCAACTTTTTTCTTCTTATCAGGAGTCATAGAATCAAACTTAACAATAGCTTTNTTGATCAATTGTTTTTTCTTGTAGATCACTGCATTTTCAATTTCATCATCTACAACATAGAATTGTGTATCTGCTGCAAACTCACCTCTTTCCCAAGCTTGATAACTTGAAGCAATTGTTGGATGAACTCTCAACCATGAAAAGGCTATTTCTTGAAAAGCATTTGATAGATCAAAATAGTTATCACCATCTAATAATTTAACTACTTGTACATGTGTTTGATCATCTGT